GAATTGTCTTGGATATGAATAATTTCTTCGGGTTTATACTTAATGTCACCGTATTCGTATCCTTTAATAAATGTTTTCTTATGCGGAACTATTACCATATCATTTGCAGGCAAATGGTATAAATGCGCCCCATCATAATATATAAAACAGTTTCCGTCTATCAGCATGTCCAAGAATAGTTGCCTTCTAAAGGCATCCGCATTTTGGAAAGGATTAGGCTGTCTGTTTAATAATGTAACTAATTTCTTATGCCTAACAGTTGCTACTCCAGGAAACGCTTCTTTGTCTCCTACGTCAACTCCTATCTGGGAAGCTGCATCCACAATCATGTTTACACCTCGATTAACTACTTCTAAGTGCTCAAATGCTCTTTCATAAGGGACGCTTTTATATGAGGCGTCTTGTATACCTTCTGATTGTGAAATTCGAGGTTGTGCCGGATTTAGCTTTCGTAATCCTAAACTATCTAACATTCCCATATTCTTTTTCTCTTCTTTTGTTAACCCAGCGTTGCTGCTTGGGGCCAGTGATTAATGAAGGCTTCTTCCCGTAAATCGAATGTAGTTTCAAATGGTGTGTATGACAGAGAGTAACCGTATCATCGTAAATCTCTTTACGGTGTGCCTCGATAAACTCATCTCTAATACCCATCATATCTTCAGCTGTCAATATAACGAGGTTCTTTTCCTTAATCCACTTATTAAGAAGTTCTGTTACACTAAAGAAGTGATGAAAGTCCAAGTTCTCGACTCCCCCACAGATGTAACATTCTTCGTCTTTTATATAAGCGCTCTTTGCACGGTCTCTAATGTATTTTATTTTATCCCGTTTAAGTTCACTCATAAAGTATTTTTCTTACATTTTTTCTGTATTCTGGATATTATATCAAAGTTATATCTAAAAGTCAAGAGGAATTTTTCGTTGGTGATACGATTATTTGGTTGTACCCACAAAAATCATCTAGTATCCATAGTTAGAAAGTTATTTCGGATGCGACAAATGTATATAAAGCGTAACGCAGGGCATCTGCCATATGCGAAGCCATATTATGTATAGGTTTCTCTGTTATTAAGTTTTCATTAGGATTCCATTGATACTGGTCTAATGAAGCTAATGTGTCTTTGCAACTTTGGTCTACTATTAGGTTTTCGTTATCTACAATAGTAGCTACTGCAGCTATACCGTCTAGTACACTTTTAGTAGCATTTATAGTAGAGATATCATACTCCTGCGCCAAATCGAATCTAGTTTGTTGGGCTGCTGAGTCAATATAAATTGCATCTATATCCCACTTCTCTATTAGTTTCTGTAGTACTCTAGCATGTTGCTCAGTAGTACGTTCAGCATGCATGTACTCCTCTAGTACATAGTACTTCTTCTCGTCCCAGTCATAACCAATAACACAAAAGGCTGTTGGATCACGGTAACCCACGTCCAAACCTGCGAATACTTCCATCTTAGATGTATCCATTTCTTCAAGATTAGCTACACAGGTTTCGTAGTTAAAGTTCCATACTTGACCTTCGAAGGTATTAAAGTCTGCTAAGTATTCCTGGTTAAACTCTGCCTTAGACATACCCGCTTTAGCGTCTTCAATATCTCTTTTACTAAATCGAGGGTTTTCATGATAGGAAGCTCTTATAGACACCCAGTTATCATACTCCTCTGTATACCCTCGGTTATAAAATTCTGCAAACCAGTTGTTACGTCCACGAGGAGTAGATATAAATATACATTTACTTTGAGGTTTATCTAGTGTAGGTCTAAGTGCAATATTGAAAGCATCCTTGCCTCCATCACCTAGCGCGGCTTCATCAAATATAATAAGATCATAACTCCTACCAACGGTGCTATCGACCTGATTAACTGATCCCATTCTGATAGTACTTCCATTAGTTAATTCTATTACCTTATCTTTTGCATTATCTCTAGCTACTTCTAAGTCGAAGTGCTTAATTAACCCTCTTTGCAAATCGAAGGATATTTGTGAGAGTGAATAGTTGGGACTCATTACTAAAACATTTACATTAGGTACTAGGGCGACTAGCTGACCAATAATGTTTGCTATATACGTTTTACCCTGCCTACGTGATAAGGCAGCTACAATGAATCTGTAATCTGGGGAGTTGACTGCATTGATTAATGCAATTTGAGATTTTATGGGTTCTATACCCAATAAGTTTAAATACTGTAAGATAGGTAGTTTTATAAACCTATCTTCTTTCGTATACTCTAACACTTTGTCGGAAGATACGTTTTCTCTACTGATTTCTAACATTTATATTCCTTATTGTTAATAAGCAAAAGCCTTACATAGAAGTAAGGCTCTTGTGTGGTGTGCCTAACTTATTTTTACTCGCTAGTGAACAATTTATAAACTACTGCCGCTGACAATAGACCTACAAGTCCTGCGCTACCTAAATCATGAATGATACCCGTAATTGTTGCAATAACATCTCCACCTAAGAAAGGTACAGAGCCACCGAAAATTATCTGTAGAACTATCGTTAAACAAATTAATGATAGACCCGCGTGAGTACCAGCTTTAATCCAACCGATAACTTTTTCCATAAAAATATCTCCTTTTCAACTTTTGTCATCTTGACAATTTAAAATTATACCATAATTAAACAAAAAGTCAAGTGGAATATTTCTTAGGTTATCGATTCTTTACTGTTCAAGGTTACTAATCTTTTGTACTATGTGAAACTACTTTTCCCAATCTTAAACCAGATATTTTTTGGTTGGGAACATACCTCCATATATAACCTCGTTCAGCGTCTTTATGCCCAAAAATAGTATTCATTAATCCTATTTTTATAACCATATGTTTCTTGCCATCAAGCTGCACAATGTCTCCTTCTTTAAAAGGGCCGAAATACTTAAAACTCATTCCAGCGGCAGCCTTAACAGCCAAGTCTTTTACCCATAAAGCAACAATAATACCTACCATCATTGCTATAAATGGAGTAATTAAGTCTGCTATTTGTATACCAAGTTCATTTGGCGTCATGAGAATGTCTCCATTAATTGTGGGCCAAACTGAACCATTACAAAACTAATAGCTGCAATCGCTACAATGCCTAATAGCATCCATTTCATTTTGAAATCATCTACAAGCATTTTAAATCCTATTATTTCATTTCCTAAAATGCGTAGTGACAGTTCTAATTTGCCCTCTTCTTCGTTATTATTCATTTATCTTCCTTACTCTTTAAATCTTTAATTGCAGCTTTAATTGCTGCCTCAGCTAAAACGGAACAGTGGATCTTAACTGGGGGCAAGTTCAGCTCCTCTACTAGCTCCTCATTCTTAAACTTTGAAACTTGAGATAAGGTTTTACCTTTAACCCACTCCGTAAGTAAAGAACTGGAAGCTATAGCTGAACCACACCCATAAGTTTTAAACTTTGCATCCGTTATCATATCGCCTTCTACTTTAATTTGAAGTTTCATAACATCCCCACACGCAGGCGCTCCCACCATTCCTGTTCCTACGTTATTATCGGTAACATCCATCCTACCCACGTTTCGTGGGTTGTTGTAATGGTCTAAAACTGCTTCACTATACGCCATAATTACTCCTTAATAATAATTTATATTTACTACAAATCTTCTATCTGCATCTGTTTGTGAAACACAAGTATGCAACATAGTATTAGAAAAAGTAACAAGTCTATTTGCTACCGAGCTCACTCTAGTGCCATCCTCTAAAAGAGTATATCCATTGTTACTATTTAAATAGTACACTGATATATTTAAGTCTTCTTTCTTTTCGCCCTCTTTTGCCTGGTCTAGGTGCCACCCATGTACTTTGTGCGTGGGCTGCTTTAGTATACTATTTATCTTAACCCTAGAAAACTGGGTAGTCTCAATCTTTTCTAATAAAGGCTTGAAATAGTGGTGAAAGTCGCTCCACTCATTTAAATATACTAAATGAGTGTAACTAGACTGACTCTCTCCCTCTACGAACCCATAAGGAGCCGGGGAGGGGTTTGGAGCAGTAACTGGTTGAAAGTACCAAGGAAAGTACTTGTTCTCTATAATTCCCTGGCACATCCATTTGTGTAACTCAGGGTCTAAAAAATTATCTATTATTTTTGTCATTATTTTCCTTGGTTAATTAACTATGAAGGACTCTCCACAGCCACAATTCGCCTTAGTATGAGGGTTAGAAAATTCAAACCCCTCATTAAGACCTTGCTTTTCGTAACTTATTTCTGTACCTGACAAGTACTTTAAACTCTTAGCGTCAACGATAAGATTTACTCCTCTATCTTCAAATACTGCGTCACTCTCGTCTATCGAGTCTGCGTATTCAAGGGCATATTTAAAACCCATACATCCTGCGGATCTCACCCCCACACGAATTCCCATCCCCTTCCCTCTAGTATGAAGGCGGTCTAGTATTACGTGTGCGGCTTGGTCTGTTAATGTCATATTTATAATTTTTTGTAGAACCCATTCCACTTCTCAATGTGTTCAATGTATCCTACCATTGCGTGGTCTGAAAAGTTATCTACCTTACCTTTTGTAAGTCCTAAAAGCATACCACGCAGCCTGTCTTTTAGTCTAGTAAACCAACTAGATTCTCCTGTAGAGTTTATACTACCATCGCTTCTAATATAGTGTAGTTTACCGTGATGTTTGTAATTCATGACCCTAAGAGGTACACTAGTTACAATGTCGTTATTGTTCTTCCATCTAATATGCTCGACCTTTAACGACTTTATGTACTTTGGCCAGCCTACTCTAGGAGAACCATATGTATAGAGTTGCTCAGGGTTAGGAAGCGTATACGCTGCTGCACATCTTGCTGACATTATAGTAGCCATAGCTGCTCCTAAAGAATGTCCACAGAACCACACCTTCTTATCCTTAACGTCTTTTAGGTCTCTACCAATAACAGGCCATATCTCGTCCACCTCTGCTTTAAATCCTCTATGCACTCTTGAAACTGTTTCTGCCCTAACTGGGAAGGCTTTTAAATCCGCAGCTAAGTCATTAAATTCTGTAGGTTGTGTACCTCTGCAGGCTATTACAATGTCAGTCTCGTTTTCGAATCTGTACGCCTGCGCTCCCCCAACATTGTAAAAAGTATGAACACCAAACCCATACTCGCGTACAACATCTCTTATGACATCTTCTTTACCGTAGGAATCTGCCGCTAGTTTTGCAAAGAGTAAACTTCTTTGCTTTACTGTTTTATTTGATATACTCATCGTATCTCCTTTACTTGCTTAACCAACCATTAGGTTGCTCTAGCTCTTTTATTCGAGCCTCTAGTTCCTCTATCTTAGTGGCTATCTTAGGGTTTACCTTTTTCCATGCATCGGGGTCTTGATTTAACCAAGTCCAACCATACCTATCTCTAAAGTAATCTAAGATATTATCAAATACCCCATAACCCCAAAGACCCACTCTAGTATCCTTTATATAAAACAAGAAAGCTGCACCTAATAACGCTCCAGCTATACTTGTATAAATCCATAATGTATCTTCAAACATCTATTCTCCTTTCTTTCCCATTCCTACTGCACTACCTGTTAAAATCGCACCAAAGGCTAAGTGAAATAATCCACCGCCCATTAAAGTAAATGGAGAATGTTGACCTGTAAGTTTAGTCATCAATTCCATTTGTACTAACACATGCTCAGTTGAATTTATTATTTCCATAAACTGCTCAATATTAGGTCTATTCAGCCCATACCACACAGGCACGAATAGAAAATCATAAAAACAAATTAAAAGGTACACAGACAAGGCAGCCCACCGCCATGTCATAGTACTTCTTTCTACTTCAGTCATTAGCAGACAGCTTCTTGACACATTTGTACACTAACACCCCATACCATTAGTGCAACAAATATGACTAAGCCTAAGCCAATCCATATCCATTTATTATTCATTAATCTCTCCTCGCATTCGTATTAATTCTGCGTTACTGTAACTGAACAGCCTGATGAGGTCTGACAGTTGTTTGTTAAAGTATACGTCTTATCTGAACTACTATTTTGTGTTAGTGATAAATCTGTTGTGTAAGACCCCGTTAAATCTATTGTT